CCTGCTGCAGGAGCTCGTCGTGGAGGCGATCGAGATCCACGGGGAGTCCGTGTACTACGTACCTAGGATCCAGGGCAACCCGGACGCCATCCTCGGGGCCGACGACGTGTCGCGCTTCGAGCAGGCCATCCCCGTGGAGATGTACGTCACGAGCTGGGAGGGCTTCCAGGGAGACCAGGTGTTCCTCTCCAAGTTCGGCGTCGAGATACGGGACAGGGTCGTCTTCACCGTTGCCAGGAGGACGTTCGAGACCATCGTGGCGCCCGAGGCCGGCATCGTCCGACCGCGCGAGGGGGATCTCGTGTACTTCCCGCTAAACGGGAAGTCGTTCGAGGTCAAGTTCGTCGACTACAAGCCATTCTTCTACCAGCTCGGGGACCTGCAGTCCTACAACCTCGTGTGCGAGCTCTATGAGTACTCGTCCGAGGCGTTCGACACCGGGGTGCCCGAGATCGACGCCCTCCAGCTGCGCGAGAGCCTCAACGTCCTCGACTGGGGCATCCTGGACGACGCCGGCAACTACCTGCTGGACGAGAACGGAGACTACCTCACGATGCCGGGTTACGAGGGACAGGTGCACACCGAGGGCTTCGGCGACAACGTCCAGCTGCACCGCGAGGAGAACGACCTGGTCGACTTCTCGGAGCAGAACCCGTTCAGCGAGCCGAGGGTCTAGTGCTAGACAACCCGTACTTCGGCTTTGACATCCTCAGGAAGTCCGTCGTGCTGTTCGGCACGGTCTTCGAGGACATAGTCGTCAAGCGCTTCGACGCCGGCGGCAAGACGCTCAAGGACATCGAGGTCCCTATCGCGTACGCGCCCAAAGAGAAGGTGCTCCAGAGGCTGGTGCAGGATCCCAACCTCGACAGGCCGACCGCCCTGAACCTGCCGAGGATGAGCTTCGACTTCACCTCGCTCAGGTACGACGGCACGAGGAAGCTGACGTCGACCACCAAGTTCGCCGCGCTCGGATCGACCCCGGACCGATTCAAGCGCCTGTACGTCCCGGTGCCCTACGACATCAACTTCAACCTGTACATCTACGCGAAGAACATCGAGGACATCAACAAGATCGTGGAGCAGATCCTGCCGTTCTTCACCCCGGACTGGACACCGACGGTACACCTGATCCCGGACATGCTCCCGCCGATCGACATCCCGATCATCCTGAACGACGGGGTCGCGATCGAGGACAAGTACGAGGGTGCCCTGCAGGAGAGGCAGGTCATCATCCATACGCTCAACTTCACGATGAGGACGTACTTCTTCGGACCGGAGAAGGACAAGCCGATCATCAAGTTCGTCATCAACCAAGCGCTCGCGGTGCCGACCGACGTCAACATCGGGGACGCCGTTGACAGGTCCGACGCGTCGGCCAAGTACATCACCCAGCCCGGGCTCACCGCGAACGGGCAGCCGACCAACGTGCTGGCCAGCTCGATAGACCCGCACCTGATACTAGTAACCGACAACTTCGGCTACGTGGAGACCGTCACCCGAGAGGGTTACCACGCCAACAACATACCCGGAGAGATTACCACCGGGCCGGACGAGGATGAGCCATGAGCGACGAAGTGAAGACCGACGAGCCTATAAAGCTGGAGGTGGTCAAGGTTGGACCCTGGGAGGGTTCGGGCGTGCCGACCACTATCGAGCCCGAGCGCGAGGTCGAGCAGGTGACCGTGGACGCGGCGCTCGTACGAGAGAACCTCAAGGCCGCCATAGAGATCGGCAAGGAGGCCCTGGAGGACATGCACAGGATAGCCACCCAGGGCGGGGAGGCCGAGCAGTACGAGGTCGTGTCGTCGCTCCTCAAGACCTACATCCTGGCTAGCAAGGAGCTGCTGAACGTCCACAGGACCAAGCGGGCCCTGAACGTCGGGAAGGAGGACGCCAAGAAGGTCACCAACAACTTGTTCGTCGGCAGTACGGCCGAGCTCCAGAAGCTGCTCGAGGACCTGAGGAAGAAATGACCGAGACCGCCGAGGCCATCCTCTACAACGACCGGGCCATGAGGGGCAACCCGCTCCTCAAGCCCGCGAAGGTCGAGGTCGAGTGGACGCCCGAACTCTTGATCGAGTACGAGAAATGCGCCAACGAGGAGACTGGTCCACTCTACTTCTGCAACCACTTCGTCAAGATCGTGCACCTGGACGACGGGCTGATCCAGTTCCACCCGAGGGAGTACCAGGAGGAGATCATCCGGACGATGCACGAGTCGCGATACACCATCGTGACCACCGGTAGGCAGGTCGGAAAGACCACGTCGGTCACCGGGTACCTGCTCTGGTACGTGCTCTTCCACGGGTACAAGGACGTCGCGATCCTGGCCAACAAGGAGAAGGTCGCGCACGAGATCCTCGAGCGCCTCAAGACCGCGTACGTCCACCTCCCCAAGTGGCTGCAGCAGGGGGTCATCGACTGGAACAAGGGCACCATTGGTCTCGAGAACGGGTCGAGGGTCGTCGCCTGCGCCACCTCCTCGGACGCTATCCGTGGCTACTCGATCAGCATCCTCTTCATCGACGAGGCGGCCCACATCGAGAACTGGTCATCCTTTTACAAGTCGACGTTCCCGACCATCTCGTCGGGTAAGACCACCAAGATCGTCCTGGTCAGCACCCCCAAGGGCCTCAACCACTTCTACAAGATCTGGGAGGACTCCAAGCACAACCGCAACAACTACAAGAGGGTGCTGGTCACCTGGGACAAGGTCCCAGGGCGGGACGAGGAGTGGAAGAAGAACGAGCTCGCCGCGATGAGCAACAACGTCTCGGACTTCGAGCAGGAGCACTGCTGCGAGTTCGTCGGCTCGTCCGGCACGCTCATCGCCGGCTCCAAGCTCAAGGCCCTCAGGTGGCTCGACCCGATCAGGGAGGACGAGTACGGTCTCAAGATCTACAAGCCGCCGGAACAGGATCACAGGTACGCCTGCACCCTGGACTCCTCGGAGGGCAAGGGCCTTGACTTCGCCACGTTCCACATCACCGACATCACCAGGCTGCCGTACGAGCAGGTCGCGACGTTCAGGAGCAACAACGTAAGCCCGGTCGACCACGCGGAGATAACCCACGGCGTGCTGAAGATGTACAACGACGCGGTCATCCTGGTCGAGTACGAGAACATGGGCCCGGTGGTAGCGTACCACCTGCACGACAACCTGGAGTACGAGAACGTCCTGTACACCTGCCACGCCGGGACCTCGGCACGTAAGATCTCGATCAGCGGGGGGGCAAAGCTCGACAAGGGCCTGAAGATGAGCCAGGTGGTCAAGAAGCAGGGGTGCAGCCTGCTGAAGCTGCTGATCGAGCAGGATCGTTACATGATCAACGACTTCGACACGATCGAGGAGCTGAACACCTTCTCGAAGAACAGTCGTGGATCCTACTCGGCGGAGGAGGGGAAGTACGACGACATGGTCATGCCGCTGGTCGTCTTCGCGTGGCTTACGAATCAGGAGTACTTCAAGGAGATCTCGGAGATCGACACGCTCAACTCCCTGAGGGACAGGTCCGAGGTGTCGATCATGGAGGGGATAGCGTCGTTCGGCTTCGTCGAGCAGGGGGAGAGGCCGGCGGTCGAGGAGATCGAGACGGTCGACGACCTGGACGCGTGGCTGCTGAGCTAGCCTCTAGAAAAGCTCTTGTGCTGGTGGATCCAGACCTTACCGGTACCGTGATGGATGGACGCGCGATCGGCGGCGGCGTTCGTGCTCGGCTCGTCCGACTTGCGCCTCTCGTAGTGCGAGTAGCCGCCATGACGGTCGGTAGCGTCCCTCTTGTACCCCTGAGAGCGAAGGTGTGAGGCGAACTTAGTGGTTGACTGCTTGTTTCCGGAGTACTGGTGCTCGTTCCAGTGGGACTTTACCTTGGGGTGGGGGTGGTCGTAGTTCAGGTGCCGTTCCGTCGAGGACGTGTGGCGCAGCCCGGCACTAAGAGCTGCAGAGTGGTGCTCCGACCTCTCAGATGTCGGTTTGGAGGTGTTGGTGACCCCCTTGCTGCTAAGATAGGTTTCACTAAAGGTTTTCATGTCGTATTTACCCGCCATGGGGACATAACCACTACTTTCCTCGAAAGCGACCGAGGTGAAACGGGTCGTCCCCGAGCTTGTCGAGAGCCCTCTTCGCGTTGTGCGCCCGCTCGGAGTGACCGGCGTACTCGGCCCTGACGTGGGATACGACGTGGGTGTACAGGATCTTCCTGGCGTCGTTGATGTTGTCGAAGCTGCCGATGCTGCGATCACCAGCCCACAGATCGAAGCGCTTGTGGCGCTTGTCGTAGTCCTCGATCCCGTACTCGCGCCCGTTGACGACGTACGTCTCAGCGTAGGTGACGCTCATGCCTCGTCCTCCTCGAACTTGAAGCCAACGTGCTCATGAATCATGGCCGCGAGCTGAGCTGGAGTGACGTCATACAGGTCAAACGGCTTCACGTTAAACCTCTCGAGGAGCTCTCCATCCTCGGTGGTGATGTTGACGATCACCCTCATGACAGGCTCCTCAGGAAGTCCTGAACACCGTCTCGGGTGCCACGGAAGAGGACATTGTAGCCGCGACCCCTGCCTCGGGGGTAGGTCACGACCATGTAGTCGTCGCCGCCGACCTGCTCCATGAACATGCCGGGGACCACCACGTCGACCGGGTCACCGTTGGGTTTGAACTTCTGGTTCCTCACGACACTCTCCATTACCAGAAGCGTATCACAGATTTGTGTAGGTGTCAATGGTCAGTAGTTAGCGTGCGTGTTCCACCACTTCCAGATGTCTGGACCGTAGAAGGCCTCCATGACGTATTCGAAGATGTAGTGCTCGAAGTCCTTGCCGGGGTTGCCATCGTTTATTAGGAGGTTTTCAACCCCGCTCTCTAGGTAGTTTTTCAACTTGTCGAGCGGCGGTTTGGGTAGCTGTCTCGGCCTATCCTGCCGAACCCTGATCACCATTGAGTCGCCGTCCATGTGCGTGTCGATCAGGCTGCCCTCCCTGATGTTGAGCTCCCTGACCACCTCTATCGGCAGCGGGATCATCACATCATTGCCATCCTCTATGACCTTCACCCTGTACGTTTTGGCCATTTTCACCCTCGCTCTCTGCTGGTGCTCAAGAGATGGCGTTCAATATTGAACGCCATCCCCTTCTCGTGCGTGAGATCACGCCCCGCTACCGCAGTTGCACGGTGCCCTGGCGCACCCCTTTCGGAGCGAGGCGCACTTATCTCGGTGCTTTCCGGACCCTCGTCGCTTGCCGACCCGAGTCCTACGGCTACCGCCAAGCTCGTCGGCGCGGAAGAGCTCAGCCAGCTTGCA